AGCCATCTTGAACTTGTCGGCAATGAGTCTGCCAAATTCCTCGGCATCCCATTCGTCCAAAAAGCCGTTCATGCCCTCGGCAAAGTAGCCACCATACTCTCTCCAATTGAAGCCTGTTATCCACGCCCTGAGAATGTATGTAACATCATTAAGCCCTCTGCCAAAAGTGCGTCCGATAAGAGGCCAGTCTACCCATAGCATGAATGAGTTAAACGCCTCTTGAAACGGAACGATAAATCCATCTACAACCTTCGGCTTAATCTTGTTCCAATCAAGCGCATCGTAGATGTACTGGAAACCGGCATTAATACCCTCGGCTACAATGCGACCAAGGTTCTTCCACTGATGTTTCTGAAACGCCTCGCGAATACGTGCCGCCCAACGGTTTATAGCCTGTATTGTAGGAGAACTATCAATGTCGAACGCAGACAAGTCTTCAAGTCCAAGGTCGGCAAGTCCACCAACACCACCAGCGCCACCGCCGCCACCACCGCCACCTGAACCACCACTTCCGGCAGAATCAGTATCTTTGGCAAGCTGATTGAGTTCATCAAACGGTAATACTGTGAGTTGTTTCTTTAATTCTTTTGCGGCTTTTCCGGCACTTCCAAGACCGTCAGACGCACCGCCAGCACCACTTCCCAAGTCACCAATTGCGTCAGCAGAGTCATCAAGATAACCAGCCATTTCATTAGCAACACCTTTAGAAGCGCCAATGGCTTTTCCAAACAGCGAAAACATAAACTGTCTGAATACGTTTGCAGCAGTAATGAGCCTACGGATAAGAGCATTGAGCCAACTAATTGCCGGAGCAATAGCAGAAATCAAGCCCTGTCCGATAGTCGCAGATAGAGACTGGAAGTTTAATTGAAGGAGCCTAATCTGGTTTGCGTAAGTTTGCGATGTGCGTGCAAAATCTCCCATAGCATACTGAGAAGCGTTAAGGATGTATTCATACCTCAACGCCATCTGAGTAGCTTGATCCATTTCCTTCCAAGCCGTGTTGATTCCCTTACTAAGTGCGAAAGCCTGTAAGTTTGCCACGCTCATGTTAATGCCGATGCTTCGTAACGGCCTGTTCATTCCGGCGAGTCCGGCTTGAATCTTGGTCATAGCATCATCAACGCTCATGTCATAGAAGGATGCAATATCACCAGCCCTTTCAATCAGGTCGGTAGACATCTTGGCGGCACTATCTCTCATTCCTTCGGTGATGTCAAAGCCGCTAGAGTTAAACATGGACATTAAACGTCCGGCATACTGTTTCGCGGCAAGTTCCGATACGCCAAAACCATCAATGGTTCCTTTAGCCCAATCGTAAACATAGCCCGAAATATCCTGATAGCCTTTCTTTAAGCTACCGAACGCAGTATCAATGACGTTTTCAATTTCAACAAGTGAGGAACCGACTGTTACGGCCTCTTTACCCCAATCGAATATTCCTCTGATTCCGTAGAACGGAAGTATCGCCCTCAGAAGATTGCCAAAACTAAGTGCGGTTCTGTCAATGCCGTTCGCCGCGCCTGGAAGAAGTCCAATCCTCTGCATGAATTTGCCAAGAGCGGAAGCACCTTGTCCACCAAGCCTAAGAGATATATCGAGAATACCTTTCAGACTACTCGTGGCAGATTTAGCCGCATTTCCAAACGCTCCACTAAGAATATTGTTACTGCCGCTGTTACCGCTATTGCTAACATCCTCAAGTGCTTTGGCAGTTTTTTGTCCAGCCACCGCAAGATTGCCAAGTCCTTGTATTGTCATTGCAAGGTTATCGCTAATCTGCGGAGCATTGCGCATAGCTCTCAAAAATCTGAGAACCGCCTTGGTTAGATCATCAAGATTAGTGGCAGTATCTTTTACCTTACTTCCGGCGGTAGCAAGTTTGGCAAGCGATGTAACAAACTGACTGATTGAAGAGTCGATTGAACCAATGTCAATAAACGACTTAACCGCACTCCTAAGTCTAGGAATGAGAGCATCAAGACCATAAGCAGTCTTACGTGCGTTATCTCCGGCATTAGCAAGTCTAGCAAGCGAAGAAATGAATCTGTTAAGTGTCTTGTCAACTCCGCCAAAAGATGCAAGGTCTTTGGTTAATGCAACAATCTTTTCAAACGCCGCCGGATCAAACTTTGTAATGTCGGTGGAAACAAGTCTGCGAAGCGCATTAACAAAAGAGTTGATGTTGCCGCTATTGGCACTAGACTGATTCATTTGAGATATAGCCTGTGACATTCTCTCAAAGTTGTTTGCGTATTCAGGGAGTTTTGTAATGTCTATAAGGCTAAATGCGTGTTCTACATTCTGTCTCAGCCCTTGCTCATCAATCTTTATCTGTATAGGCTTCGCGGTATATGTTTTGTTATCGGTAGCATGATTAATTGCTCTCTGAATCTGCTCTTCAAACCGCTTTTGGTCAATGTCCAAGTCAAGCGGAATCTTGCCAGCAGACTCTCTCATGTTTTTGCCGATGTTTTCTTGCAAAGTGGAATCAATGCTCTCCATCAAACTGTTGACATCAAAGCCAATTCCATCAAGGATGTTGTCATCCGTTATTCTTTGCGGTTCAAGTGCAGTTCTGAGTTCTTGGAGTCTATCTGCAAGAGCTTTAACCTGATCGCCAACCGAAGCGGCAGATGCACCAAGGTTTTCAAATACATCCTTATGTTCATCTACAATCTCAGCCCAATTTTTATCGGAACTTTCTGCTCCTTTTTTAAGGTTTGCACCAAAACCTTGACCGAAAAGAGATTCTATCTCTGTGGCAGACAAGTTGCTTGTACCCACCACAATCTTTTTGAGTTCGTTATACTCTTTGAGGTATGCGTTCTTTACGCCTTGCAACTCTGCAAGGCTCATCCGGCCTCTCTCGGTAATAATGTTAAAAATATTGCCTATGGCTTCGTTGGCAGCGCCACCGTTCTCATTTGCCAGTGCGCTGATAAGTTCCTTGACCTGAACGGTCATCTCAGCAATACCTTCACTGTCAACGTTGTATTTCTGTCCAAAGGCTTTAGAAATTCTGCTTGCGCTCTTTAAGACATTCTTTTCTGCATCCTGTGTGGCATATTTCAGCCTCTCGGCTTGGTCAGCACCCGATACAGATAAGGTGATGTCAACCTTTTTGTCTTTGAGATTACTCAGGTCAATCTTGGATAATCTAGTTAATCCGCTGATTGCGCTGCTAAAATTTACTCCTGCAATTTTATTCAGCCCATTGGCAAGTGCTTTAAGGCTGTTAGCTGAGTTGACAAAACTCTTGGCACTATCAGATGCACTTTCCAACTTCCTAGCTAAGTTCTCAAGACTTTCAATAGCAGAACTGGCATCAGAATTTATTTGCAGTTGTAATTCGTCTACTTTTTGTGCCATAGCGTTTATACCTCAACAAAAAAACAGGCAAAGCCAATAATCAACTCTGCCTGTTCTTAGATTTAAAATTCTCGTTGTAAACAACCGTCCACGCGCAAAACTTATTGAAGTCATCTTCGGGAGTGCTTTCTTGCTGACGCTTTTCTGTCTGCAAAATTGGCTCTTTCAAATACTTCGCTTTTGATTTTTTGCCGTTGAGCGCATTGCTTACTGCCACGCTTACTGCGTTAGTGACGTATAAACCCATCAGCCACATATTTGAGTCAAGACGTTCTTGCCTCATCTCGTCCATTTTGCGATATGGCTCTAGTTCTTTTGGAGTTGAATCCCAAAACTTTTCTTCCAACACTCCCAACATCAAGAAGTATGGAAGCGTTTCGTTTAGGACTCGCTCTCGATAGGGTTCATTGCGACTACTCTCGCCGCCTCGTTCTCCATCTCCGCTTTCGTATTCTCCGCTGTCTGAGTCGCTTTCGATGTTTCTTCTACGGCGGTCATCATCGCTGATAAAAAACCGTTCTTCTGCAACTCCCCTTGAAGATCACTAAAGAGTGTAGCCGCCGATTGCTCATGTTCATCGGTGGACTCGTCCTCATAATCATCGAACAAATCAAGCATTTCCTCGATGCGCTGTGCCTTTTCCTCATCGGTGCTATAACCAAACTCTTTGGAGTGGTATTTCTGCAAACCGACAAGTAGAAGTTCTGCGGTAGCCTTGGAAATTCTCTCGATCATGCCTCTGATACCAAGGCCTTCAAAGTCTGTTGCATCGGAGATTTTGTCGAGTATGTCACCCTCACAAACTGTACGATATGTGAAACGTACTTTGTACTCTTTGCCGTGGATTCTAAAAATGTACATAGTCACCCTCCAATTTTGACTATTGATAATGCTTATCAGGTTGTGGTAAGCGAAGCAATCGTAACTTCGGTAGAAGGATAGCAAACAAGCACCATCTCAATGAGGCCGTTAACCTCCCCCTCAGATACATATACGTCATACTGACCTTCCCAAGTTGCCTTTGCTCCGGCAGATGCGAAATCAAGTTCGAAGTAGCCGTCAGTCAGAGCATTGGTCTTCAGAGAAGTGTAAGCCGCAAGTGTGAAGTTGCAAGTAAACTGCATGGATTCTACAGACTGGACTCCAGGCCATTTGTGTTCACATCGGTTCGCTACGCCGATGCCGTCCTCAGTGGGACTGCTATGCCTTTATGTATACGCATAGGTCAGACTATATCACCATCCACTTGGGATGCTCCCCATTTCCACTCGCTTGAGTGTACTTCCTTTCGGAATAGTCGTTGAACCTTCATCTTTCGATGCTTGGTAACTGATTGTCCTTGGTTGTCCATTTCCAAGGAGTTTCCAGTTTTAAAGGAGTTATTCGACAAGCATTACTGCTTGAAGTCGCACTTTATTCTACGAATGTCTGAGCGCTATCTGTAAGGTCGGTGGATTCAATCTGCTCTCTCTCGCCGTTAAGCTGAGGGAAAGTTTTGATCTTACAAAGTTCTGTGAGAGAACCAGCAGTAGTACCGAATTTAAGAGTAGTACCGATAGTATTATGAGCTTTAGCAGCCATGTTAATACCCCCTAGTTTTTAAAGGTTAGTGACACCCACGATTCGGATGCCAGTTGGTTATTAGGTTTCTGACAAATCTAAAAGACTGCCAGTATATCTTAGGTCATATCGACCTATATATCTGTGTACTTCGTTGTTCTTGAATCTCTGAGCAAAACCAGTAGAGTAGAAACCCATATTAAAAAGCACTTTCTTGGTTTCGTCCTCTAGCCTCATTGCGGCAGATTCTTTCTTAGCAAAACATTCAACTTGTACATTTACGATTATTCCGCACTCGTTATTAGATAAATCCCTTGCTTGCAACCAAGTGTAGTTCGTCATCGGCTTGAATGAAATCCAAGGGAGAATCGCACCTACATCAGACTTACCAAAAGAAATGTTCTTTGCCGGAATCACATTT